CTACTGTGTCTACCGGATTGCCATGGACCCTAACATTAAGATTACCATCGTATCCAAGACTCAAGAGCGCGCCAAGGAGTATCTCTACTCCATCAAGCAGCGCCTGTCCCATGAACGCTGGGCTAAGATGCAAGCCGTCTACGGCTCGGCTGGGGGATGGAAAGAAGATGCGGATACTTGGAAGGCTGATAGGATTTACCTTTCTCGTGATTCTACCGAGAAGGACCCGACAGTGCAAGCGCTGGGAGTTGGTGGTCAGATTACTGGCGCCCGTTCCAACCTCATCATCCTGGATGACGTTGTTACGACTTCAAACGCGCACGAATGGGAGAAGCAACTACTCTGGTTACAGAGAGACGTAATCACTCGACTAGGTGATACTGGTAAGTTGCTGATTGTTGGAACTCGTATTGCATCAAATGACCTTTACCGTGAGATTAGGAACCCTGACCACTGGACTGGTGGCAAGACTCCTTTTACCTACATGGCTATGCCTGCTGTATTGGAGTATGACGATGACCCGAATAAATGGGTTACACTGTGGCCCAAGTCTAATATGGCATGGGAAGGTTCGGATGAGGGTGTCGTTCCCGATGCGGACGGTCTTTATCCTAAGTGGAATGGGCCCGCTCTGTTTAGGCGGCGCTCTGAGGTATCCCCTGCAGCGTGGGCTTTGGTTTACCAGCAGCAAGACATCCAAGAAGACTCCATCTTTCCACCTGCGTGTGTGCAAGGTTCAGTCAACAGGATGCGCAAGCGCGGACCACTAAAGCCTGGAACACCTGGACACCCTGCTGAGGCTGGGCACTGGTATACGATTATTGGTCTAGACCCTGCTATGGCAGGTAATACCGCTGCGGTAGTAATGACGGTTGACCGCCAGACTCGCAAGCGTTACATTCTAGATGTTGAGAACATGCAGGAGCCTACTCCGCAAAAGATTCAAAGATTGATTGAAGACTGGGTGGAAAAGTACCGCCCTCAAGAAATACGTATTGAGACAAACGCTCACCAGAAGGCTTACGCCTTGGACGAGCATCTGCGTAACTTCCTTGCCTCGTCAGGGGTTAGATTCTCTAGTCAGTTTACTGGCAAGAACAAATGGGACACATCATTCGGTGTGACTGCTATGTCTGGTCTCTTTGGGACTATGCGTAGTAATACACACCAAGATGATAACCTGATTGAGATTCCTTCTCAGGACGGCTCCGAAGGTGTCAAGGCACTTATCCAGCAGTTAATAACCTGGAAGCCTGAGACCAAAGGAAAGACAGACTGCGTTATGGCACTTTGGTTCTGTGAACTCAGAGCACGAGAAGTCATTGGCAGTACAAGAATCAGTCAGAGTCACATACCAAACAGATGGGCTACAGCCCGCCAAGAAAATACTCGCTACATTGTAAATGTAAACGACTATGAATTTGGAACCGAATAGGAGAATATAATGGGTAATGAATTAAAAAAGAAAGTCATAAAGGCTATAAAAGCAAAAAATGAAGAAGTTTATCCTGGTAAGCGTGGAGTTTCTTCAAATGCTCCAATTGGTGTAAGTAAAAAAACTGCTGACATAGTTGCTAAACGTACTCGTGGTAGCGCCTCATTGCTTGAAAAAGTTGATTCATATATGTATAACACTCCTCGTAACCTAACATCTACAGAAGCAAGAGCAGCAAAAATTGTACAAACACGTCGTAACCAAGATTTGAAAAAAACTGCTGCGCGTGGTGTTGGAATTTATAAAATGCAAGAAAAGAAAAAAGCAAAAGCCAATGCTAGAAAAGCAATCGGCGGCTAAAAAGCCACAAGTAAGTAATTAATTTTTCTCAAACTTCGTTAGGACAATAATGGCAGACATTAAAACAATTGCTAGACGAGTTGATGCTATGAAGCATCGTGCTTATGAGCGCGACGTTCAAATGAGCAACATCTTGTCTGTGCGTAAGGGTAAGATGGCAGAGGTATTCCCTGACATGTTCCCTGCAGATATGCCTAGTGCCATGATTGCCAACTTTATTGATGTTGCTGCCCGTGACTTGGCTGAAGTTCTAGCACCGCTGCCTTCTATTAACTGCTCTACTACCAACACTACATCTGACCGCGCTAGAGCCTTTGCTGATAAGCGCAGCATGATTGCTAATAACTACATTTATACATCACGTCTACAGACTCAGATGTACACCGGAGCAGACCAGTTCTTTACCTACGGATTCGTGCCTATCCACATTGAGCCTGACTGGGACAATGACCTTCCTCGTATTCGTGTAGAAGACCCTATGGGTGTCTACTATGAGCGTGACCGATTTGGTCGCCTAGTAGCATATGCAAAGCGCTATAACAAAACCATGGGAGAACTTGTTAATGAGTTTCCTGAATACGCCAATATTATTCTTGGACAATCAGGCTATGACCAGAATTTAAATTCGCAGGTTGAGGTTATCCGATATATGGATAAAGATTCAATTGTCCTATATATACCATCTCGCAAGAACCTTGCTCTTACACAGGCTAAGAACCCAATGGGCAAGATAACAGTTTTGATTGCTGAACGACCATCTATCGATGGAAACCCACGTGGACAATTTGACGACGTTATGTTCGTACAACTTGCCCGTGCACGTTTTGCTAACCTGGCTATGGAAGCGGCTGAAAAGTCAATCCAAGCCCCACTTGTTGTACCTGATGATGTGATTGACCTGCCTATGGGTCCTGACGCAATCATCCGTACATCAAATCCTAATGGTGTTGGGCGTGTCCGTCTGGACATTCCTAATGCTACTTTTCAGGAGCAATCAGCACTCCAATCTGAATTACGACTTGGTGCTCGATATCCTGAGGGTAGAACTGGAAACATTGACGCTAGTGTTATCACTGGTCAAGGTGTCCAGGCATTACTTGGTGCTTTCGACTCTCAGATTAAGGCTGGTCAAACAGTACTTGCTGAGGTATTGGAAGATGTCGTCAAGATGTGTTTTGAAATGGATGAACTCCTTTTCAATAAGGATAAGAGTGTCAGAGGTGTAGCACAAGGTACGCCGTACGAGTTAAAGTACATGCCAAGCAAGGACATTAAGGGCGATACTTCGGTAGAAGTCCGATATGGCTTGATGGCTGGATTAGACCCTTCTCGCGCCCTGATTTTCTCTCTCCAAGCACTAGGTGCAGACCTAGTATCCAAAGATTTCATTCGTCGTGAATTACCATGGAGCGTTAACGTTACTATGGAAGAACAGCGTATTGAAATCGAAAAGATGCGCGAGAACCTCACTGCAGCAATCACTGCAAGCGCACAAGCAATACCTGCTATGGCAGCACAGGGTCAAGACCCATCTAAGTTAATCCAAAATATTGCTGACGTTATTGAACGTCGTCGCAAAGGGGACAGTATCGAGGCTGCTGCGTTGGCTGTGTTCAAGGTGGAGACACCTCCACAGCAGATGCAGCCAGAGATGGCTCCACCAGGCACACAAGGCCCAGTTGAGCAAGCGCCCCCGTCCCCAGCGGCTCCTGGACAACCTTCTGGCGGGGCCCCTCAACAACAAGGACCACCAGCAGATTTAGCAACAATGTTAGCAGGCTTAGGAGGCTAAAGTGGCAACTCGCAAAAAGCGCGTAGTAACAGTAGATACAAGCGAATACAATCGCTTAGAAATGTACTGCATCTGGCTTAACGAGTTCTACACTTCGCTAATTAGAGCAGGATTCAAACACGACATAGCACTTGCGATTGTTGTTGACAAAGAAGCATATCCTGACTGGGTTGAATGGAAATTGCCCACAAATACTGATATTTCGAGATACATGGATGAAGACGAGGACTAAAAATGGCAGAAGTTGTTTCAGGAGTAGGACCAGACTCCAAACGTACTGACAAGAACCTTAGTGCTCGTGTACAACGTGTAGTCAATGATGCAAAGATTCAAAATGCTCCTGGTGGGGCATATACTGAACGTTCTAATCTAACAAATCTTGCACAGGGTGCTTCTACTGACGTACCTACAGTAAGCGCTACTGCTCCTTCACAGGAAACACCAATTCCTGTTGCTACAACTAATGTGTTTGCTCCAGGAAATCCTGAACTTGCATTATCAAATGGTGCCAAAGGCGGACCAGGTGCAGACGATTCTGTTCTACAGACACCAGTAGATTCACCAGACCAGGGTTCTTTGCTGGCACGTGCTTTACTTGCAGCAAACCCTACATCTCGTCAGTTAATGATGATGGTAGAGTCGTTTAACGAAATGGAATCAAATGGCTGATGTCAATGCAGCCCTTAAAGGTTATCTAAGCGACACGACTACGCCTTTGCAGAGCATGCTTAATATGCAAACTGCTTCTTTGCGTGGCGATGAACTAGATAACTTTGATAATATTCTTAAAAAGTATCCAGGAATGAGCAACGACCTTGTTATGTCTGCGGTACGACAGGGACTTACTGCTGAAACTCCAGGTCTCGGCAAGATTAGTAGCATAGATGGAATTGCTGCACTCAAAACCAGCGCCTTTAAACTTGATAAAATCAAAAGCGGAGTTAAACCTGAACGTGGAATTGTTGGTACTATTCAAGATGTTGCAAAACATTGGGGATATGAGCCACTCAAGGGAACTACACGTCTAGCATTTGCGGCGCTTCGCTCACCTTATGACATGATTACAACTAATATTCGTAACCTTACATCACTTATTCGTGGTGAAGAGGGTGCTGGCGCACAGGCGCTTAAAGATTTAAACCCGCTTACTGGTGGGTTGTTTGGCGAAAGTACAACTCTTGGTCAAATAACACGTAACTTAAACAATGGTACTGGCTCTGGTTTCTTTGTAAGCCCTGAAAGCAAGGTTGGCAAAGCACAAGCCAAAGAGATGGCTGAGTTTGGTCTTATAAACGGAAAGTCTTTTACAATTGGCCGTAGTATTTTTAATACTGTAGGCATGAATCCTAACAGTAACGCTTACAGCGTGCTATCTGGCATAGTAGATGCAACACTTAACGTTGCCTCAGACCCATCAATATACTTTGGACCTGGCTCTGTAGGTAAGATTATTAGTCAACGCAAGAAACTTACCGATATTACTAACGTTGCCGGCCAATATACCAGGTTTTACTTTGATGATATTGCCAAAGAAGGAAAAGAAGCACTTATAAAAGAAGGCAGTCTTATAGAAGATAAACTTTCTAAAAGAATTTCTAGTCCTTATAAGCGAGTTGGCAAAGATTATAAGGCTAAAGAGCAAGAGGTTATTGCTGCAGAGCAAAAAATTGTTAATATGCAGGTAGGTACTGCTCAAAAACTTCTTAACTTTGAGTCAAACAAGTGGATGCGCTGGACTAATGAGCCTGCAGATACCGCTGTAAAGCAAACTCTTTCCAATAAGTCTATTTCTGAGTGGTTTGTAAATAATCCAAAGACTCAAACTGGTGAACTTACCCAGGCTATGGACCTTCTATCTGCGGATATGAAGAATACTGGCGGATTCTTTGACGGTCACATTATTCTTGACGAAGTACCACAGTATGGCAAGGTTAGCGTTGGCGCACACGGCATGGACGAGTACGTTGTTACAGCCAATGATGCAAAGAAACTAAAACTTCTAGACCTTGCTGATAATTTTATGAACTCTGACGATGCTACACGCGCTGCTGAGGCAGTTCGTCGTTCTAAATTTGCTGACGCACTTGATAAGTTAGGCAAAAAGGCTACCGAC